CGATCGGCGATCGCGCGTTTTTAGCGGCCTGCTCGATCCGCTGAAAGAATTCCGCCGAAACGCCCGCAGTCGTGGCCTTCTGCGAAATCTCGACGTAGTCCGCTAGCTTCTGGTTGCCGAGATCCCAGGCCTCGGTGACCAGCTTGATCGCATCATAGAGCAGCAGGACCTGGCCCACGATCGGCAGAAACCGCGACACGACGGTGCCGACGAACCCGAGCAGGGTCGAGCCGGCGGTGGCGACCGTCGGCGAGAACGCCTCCATCGCGGCGCCCGCCGTCCGCATTCCCGCGGCGATGCCGATAAGACGCGGGCTGGCGCTCTCCGCGGCATTGGCCAGCGTGATCAGGCCGGTGCCCGCGACATTGGTGGCCGTCACCATGCCCGCTGCAACCGCCGTGATCGTCGTGCCGGCCGCCGCCAGCGCGGGCGCCGCGATCTCGTTGACGACGCCGCGGAAGGCCGGCGAGAACGCATAGGCAGCCTCGGCAGCCTGGCGCAGATGGTTCGCCATCTTGACCGCGCTCTCGCCGGTGAGGCTCCAGCCGTCGTCGGCCTGCCGCGCCGCCGCATCGCTGCGGGTGAGATTGTTGTTCGCCGCCCGGATCGAATCCGTCAGCCGGTTGAGGGCTGCGGTCGTCTGGTCGACGCCGTCGGCCTCGCCCCTCACGCGGACAGTTCGGATGGTCTCAAGGTTGGGCATTCGGCCTGGCATCCTTGACGTAGTTTCGTTCAGCCGCGTCGAGCGCGCGGATCACGTGAGAGAAATGCTCGAAGTCCTCACCCACAATGGCATGGCGCAAAGCGTAGGCGTTGAGCGAGCTCCAGGGGATGGGCCCGACATCGAGGCCAACGGCCCGATCCGTGCGGAGCTCGGCAAAAGCCGTCCACTCGAACAGAAGATGAGGCTGCGGATCGACGCGGGTGGCGACGCAGGGCAACTGATCAAGCGGAAAGCGGACACACTCGGCTGCCGCCACGATCGCATCGAACTTGTCGCCCCAGTCCATCTGCCAGACCAGGGCGTCCGTCAGTTTTTTGCGTCGTCCTTCGCCGCGGTCTTGCGACGCTGCGCGACCACCTCGCCGGCATATGCGGCGGCATTGCGGAAGCGAACGAATTCAGGATCCAAGAGAAGCTTTTCGCCGAGCTCCCGGGTGTATTTGATCGGGGTGCTGCCGCGCTCCGCGTCGGCGCCCGCCTCCTCAGGGCCCTCCTCCTCCAGGCCCTCGACATCGAGCACCACGGTCTCGAGCAGCAGCTGGCCGATGATGCGGTCGTGATCCTTCGGCTTCAGGCCATGCATGCGCTGCTCGCGCGGGATCTGACGAATCAGCCTGGCCTCGAGCTTGCGATAGTCGCTGTTGCCGGTACCGCGCGCCTTGATCCGGATGCCAGGCATATCCGGCAGATCGTCGATCCAATCGCCCTGCTCAATCAGTGCGGGGTCGACGGCAATGGCAGAAAGTTTCATCTGATACCCCCTTTAGGAACCTTTGATCCATCTCAAAGGTTTTGATGCAGTCGTTTGTGATCAATGAGCTATGAGCGAACCGCGCGACGAACTGGTACCTGAGGAGGACAAGCCTCGGTCGAAGCCGACCAGCCTGGATGAAAGGCGGCGGATGATCGAAGAGTACGTGGAAGATCTACGCGCGATCATCATAAGGCTGCGCAAACGCCTCAATTGAGCCACAGACCAAACGACTAACCCCTGAATTTGGTCAGCGCCGCGTGCTCGGCGGAATTTGCCGACTTGGATTGTTCCTGTTTGCATATCGGGAAGGCTGGTGATGATTAGTCCCGAACGGCTATTTCAGCTCGGCGTGATTGCGATTGGTGCGCTCAACGTCGTCCTCGTCGCGCACCTGATTTTCGCGCTCGAATAGTTATGAGATCGGCAGATACCAGTAGCGCTGGATCAGCATCGTGTAGCCGAGCGTGGAGTGCATGATGGCCTGGAAATTGGCCTGGATCATCACATCCTGGTTCTTGCCGCTGACAGCCGGCGCGCCGGACGATAGCTTGATCGACGGGAAATCGATCAGCAGGGATTCACGGTTGCCGTCGGCGCGACCGAGCCGCAGGTCGTAGGACGTGAGCGTGTTGTTCAGCACCTGGTTGTAGACCGTGGCATCGCCGAAATAGGTCTGTAGCTGGCCAGTGACCGTGAACTCGCCGTTGCCGACGCCGACGGCGCCGAGCGTACCGATCGCCTTCTGGGCGCGCAGATTGTTGTTGATGTTGATCGAGGCCGCCATCACGAAATTCGGCCCGGTGATGGTGGCGCCGTTGAAGCCGATACGGCCGACGTTCGACGATGTGTTGAGCACGCCGTAGGTCGGCGCGGCGATATCGGTCGCCCCCGTCGCACGCGTCGCCGTGATCGAGGCAGCCTTGCCGAGATAGGTCTTGGTGTAGGTCGCGATCGCCGCCTGCTTGGCATCGAGCGCGAACACGTTCAGCGCCTGGCCGGTGAAATACTCATAATCGACCGGCGAGTGATCGAGATATTGCCGCTCGATGGTCGAGGTTCGCAGCGTGGTGCCGTTGATCAGCGCGTCACCCATGAAGGCGCGCAACGTGATGCCGGTGCCGGTATCGGCCGCCCAGCCGGCGGGCACCACATCGAACGACAGCTTATGCGCGGCCACCGCCGAGATCCGGCAGAAGCCGTTGCAGGCCGCAGTCGCAAAACTATGGCCGGCATTGTCGCCGTCACCGAGCTTGATCCAGCGGCCGGCAGCAAGGCCCGGCAGCGTGGTGAAATCAAGCGCGCTTGACTGCAGACCATTGCCACCGGAGGTCACGGCCGCAAGATCTCCGCTGGCGCCTTCCAACCCGATGGTGCGGATGGCAGCACCGACCGGAATCGGCGCGGTCTCCGCCGTAAAGGTCGCAGCCGGATAGACGATGGTGGTCGCGGTCGCCGACGAGACCCGCGCGAGCTTGTTGTTCGCCGTGGTCGGAAAGCCGGACAGCAGCGTCAGCATGCCTGCGACAAAGGCCGCGCCGCCGGCCGCCACCGTCGCGGTCGTGGCGGAGAGGTCGCTGATCTCGATATCGAGCGTTGCGATCGTGATGACCGGATTGCTCGACCATGTGCCCTGCAGAACCTCCTCGAAATCGTCATCGGCCACGCCGAATGCGATTTCGCCGCCGACGTTACCGCCGGCGTCCATGTCGACCAGGATCAGGTCGGTGACCTGGCGATCGCTGCGGATTTCCTGGGTGATGACCGTCTTCGGATTGGCGTTGAGCGACGACGAGGTCTCACGGATGGTCTTGAAGGCGGGATTGGCCGGCGTGATGCCGAAGGTCGCCTCCCGCACCTTGGAGAGCTTGACGCGGTTGGTGGATTGCAGGGCCATTGGAGATCTCCGTCAGCCAAAGAGGTCGAAGTAGTAAGGGACGGCGGAAGACACCTCGAACTTGCCGGGGCTTCTGTAATTGTCGGGGCCGATGATTGCCGGGCTAGGCGCGAAGGTGGTGACGCCGCCGAACTGCCTGCCGCGGAACAGCCCGCGCAACTGGTCCATCCAGGAAACCGGCTGCCGTTTGCCGGTCCCAGTCGCCTGCACCAGCACCAGGCGGATGACGCCGGTTTCGCGAAACACATTGCTCCCGGGGGAGCCGACCGTGATCTGCTCCTCGCGCGCGACCGGATATTCCAGCGTCAGATAGGGCGCGCCGTCCTCCGGGCCCAGCCCCGTAGTGTCATCGGCGACCACGACACACGCCGACCAGAAGGTGGCGAGGCGCGCCTCGACCGCATCCATGACAGCGAGACTGGCCACTATTGCCCTAGCCTGATCGTGATCGCCGGCGTGTCGGTCACGCCGATGATCGGTCCCAACGGCGGCCGATAGGAGAACGCGATATCGACACCCGGAAAAGCGAGCTGTGCCAGTGCGGCGATCGCTTCGAAGACTCCGTTCGGCGCCTGCTCGGATTCCGGCGGGCGGTGCTCGCCCTCGATCTTGCCGGCATAGGGCACGGCCGACATGAACACGTACTCATGGCCATCGGGCACCTCGCCCTCGAGGCTCGCCAGCGCGCCATCGACGAAAAAGAGGAACGCAAGCAGATAGCGACCGGAGCGCACCGGCGCGAAGCTTGCCAGCTCACCCGCAATCCACGCGAACAGATCCTGCACCAAATCGAAGGTGTAGACGATCTCGCCGTCCGGCCGCACCCGGCTTTCGTCGGCGCCGATCGCGCCGTCGACCATCGTGGTGTGGCGCGGCTCGTAGCCGAGCGCTGCCTGGTTGGTCGCCTCAGTCGCGGCGAGCTCGTCGCGCGCGGCCTGCGCCAGGACGCGGCTGCGGGCGGCCGGCGACAGCTCCTCTTCGATGATCGCCTGGACGTCGAGGTCGAGCGGTTCGATCGAGCCAGAGAGCATCAGCCGGTCGCCTTCATGTTGATGCGCACGAGCTCGCCGGCGACGAACACCGGATCGACATGGGTGATCGCGATCGGCGGCTGGCCGCGCATCAGGATCTTGTCGGTCATCGGCATCGGGATCGACTGATCGCGATCGAACGGCGCCACCTTCGGCATGTCGCCGCCGGGCCATTGTTTTTCGCGGATCTGGGTCGGCGAGATGATGACGTCGTAATTGGTCAGGGCGACGCCGCCCGGACCCCCCGGGGCCTGACCGGTCGCGATCACCTTGGCGCGGCAGATCACGTCGGCGGTGGTCTGGTTCGGCGCCGTGCCGACCACGCGCCGCAAGGTGATATCCTCGCTACCGCGATCGGCGAGCGCGCGATCGAGCGCGGCGACCAGGTCGGACATCAGGAGGCAGCGACGCCGTTGACGTTGAGGACGGTGGTCGGCGCCGTGCCATCAGGGCTTGCGCCAATTGGCGCAGGCGACGCGTCCGGAGCCGCTGCAGGCGTCTCAGGCATCGGCGAGGCCTGTGGCAGCACCGCCGAGGTGGGCGTATCAGCCGCCTCGTTCGCGGTTGACGATGCGCCGGAGGACGTCGAGGAGCTGGGCAAAGGGCCGCCGTTCGACCCTTCGAGCTCGTTGACGAACGTCTCGACCTGGGAAACACGGGCGCGGACACCGGCGACCTTGTCGCGTCCCTTGCCGATCGCATCGAGGCCCCGCGTTTTGACCGACGTGATGTCCTGATGAAGCTTGGACGCCTCCGCTTCAGCTCGTGCTCGAGCAGGTCCATTGCCGTGACAAGTCCAGCGAAATTCGGAATGGCCATATGGATCCTCTTGCGTTGGCGGCGGATGCGCTCCAGCCGCAATCTGAGATGTGCGATCGTGATCAGAAACGTGAGGCCGTCTACCCTCACGCGGGGCGGCAAAGGCGCAGATCGCCGGGCCTGGCCCGACCATGACGAAAGCGAAGTCACCTCACCGCGGCGCGGATCGACAGCGTGGTGCCGCTATAGCGGCCGCTCGTGCTCAGCTTGACTGCGAGGCGGTCGCCGAGAAAGCCGTCATTGACGCCCTCGCTGGAAAGATCGGTATAGGCCTGCACGGCCTTGGCTGTACCAGCCTGGATATTGGCAAGCTTGGTCGCGCTCATGTTCGTGAAGTCGAACCGCGCAACATGGCGCCAGCTCGCGCCCTTGTCGAAGCTCGTCATCACGATCGCCGACAGCGCGCCGGCATTGTCGGACCCATACTTGAACACAGCCTCGAGCGACACCGACGCCATGCCATCAAGATTATCGGTCGCGCTGATCACCGCGTTGGTGAAGGCGCTGGAATCGAGCACCGCGAGGTCATAGACGCCGGCGTTGTCCATGATCAGCTCTTTTTCGCGTCCGGCTTGGCTTGCTTGCCTGCAGCCGCCGTGCTCACGACAGTGAGCTCCGTGCCCGGTTCGATGATCATGATCCGGCCTTCGAGGCGTTCGAAGCGCCGGCCAAGGCGTGCGGTGAGCTCGGCAGCAGCGATCGACGTGAGCGCCACGGCCGGCTTGATCACGAGCAAGTCGTCCGGGCCGAGATCGAGCTTGGCCAGCTTGAACTCGAAATCGTTGAACACATCATCCATGGCAGCTTCCCTTTAGGCGACGGCGAACAGGCGCCGACGGACCGGATCGAGCGAAGCCAGTATGCGCGGCGGCAGCATCTGCGGATCTCCGACCGCGCCGACCCAGAACTGGCGACTGATGACGCCCGGAATTTCCTCGGTCCGAAGCAGCGGGTCGCGGCCGCGGCTCGCCCAATAGGACGACACCAGCGCAACCACAGCGCCCTCGACCGCGCGCGGCAACGTGCAAGCGTCGCCCTTGTCGGGCAGCACATAGCCGGCGGCATAGTTGACGACGATCGCCTTGCAGAAGCGCCAGGCGCAAGGGTGCCCATCGGAGAGCCGATCGAGCAGGCCTGCGTCGGGATCGACGCGCCAAGACGCTGCATCGAGCGGCTCATCGTCGATAGTCACGCCGGAGACCTCGATCTCCGGCCTGCGGGTCAGGAAGAGCGTCGTCTGCGCCGGCGTGTGGTGACGACGATGTGGACGCAGATGCTCCGGCTCGTCGTGCCAGAATGTCTCGCTGACGTCCTCGCGCGGGAGCCGGAAGCCGATCGCAAGCGCGATATCGGAGGATGCTTCCGCGATCTTGTCCTTCAGCAGGTCGTCACTCGCGCCATTACTGATGCCCAGCTCGCGCTTGACGCGCACGAGCGTCGTCAATAGCTCGTTCTCGGCCGCGGTGATGATCTGGACGACAGAGCGCATCGGATCAGGCGCCGATCGCGAGCCAGTTGACCTTCTTGCCGAAGGTGGATGCCGCTGCTGGGGTGGGATCGGTGCCGGTCGTGTTCTGCCAAGTCTTGATGATAATCGAGCCGGCCGCGGGTGCGCCGGCCTGGTCACCGATCTGCGCGGAGGCCATGAAGGGATTGTCGGTCGGATCGGACTCCAGCGACACCACGACGGCGGCGACGGACGCGAGGCCTGTGACGACCGTATCGGCTGCCGTCACCGTGGTGAGCTGACCGCGCGCGATCTTGATCGGCACACCAGCCTGCGCAAGGATGCCGCCGGCCTCGATGTCGAGGATGCCGCCGCTCTTGACGAACAGGCGATTGCCGCCCTGCTCGATGCCGACTTTCACGTTTGCACTGCTGGACTGCGCCGTCACGGCATTCTCCTGTTCTGGAATGAGACGATGGGCAGGCCCGACGGGCCTGCCCTGTTGCTTGCGCGGTCTATCAGACCGGCGGGTTCGGCGTCGGCGACAACAGCGGCTTGGTGATCCAGACGCCGGCGACGAAGGCGTTGCCGGTGTTGTTGGCGGGCGTGATGGTGACGCGCTTGTAGCGCTTTCCGCTCGGACGCATGCCGAGCTTGAACGCCTTGTTGTCGGCGGAGAAGTCGAAGCTCGCCTGGGTTTCGAGACCGAGCAGGTCGCGATCGTCGATCGCGGTATGATCGGACATGTTGGCCTGATCGCCTTCTTCTGCCAGCACCGTGAAGGTGGCATCGGCATCGGCCAGCGAGCCGGTCAGGATGATGAACTCCGCGCTCAACAGGCCCTGCATGTCGAGGATCTGGGAGACGAAGGCAGTGTTGTCGGTGACGGCCGTGGCCGGATAAATGCCCGGCTTGACGTCAATGTTGTCGTGAAGCTCGCGCATGATGGCGCTCTCTCCTGTTGAAAGGCGGACGAGGAGAGCCTGCGCCAACTGGCGCAGGCCTGGAGATCTTGTCGGAAGGCTGTTGCTTCAGGTCGCGAGCAGCTTGATCGCCTCGAAGTTGGTGACGTCGCCACCGACCCGCTTGCGGGTATAGAACTGCACGAAGGGCTTGGCGGTGTACGGATCGCGCAGGGTGGAGACGCCGACGCGGTCAACAATGGTGTAACCGATCTTGAAGTTGCCGAAGGCGATCGGAAGTGCGCTGGCGCCGACGGCGTTCATGTCGGCCGCCTGCCGCACCTCGTGGCCGAGCAGGATCGACGGCTTGCCCACCTGCTGGTTCTGCTGCCAGATGTAGCGGCCTTCGCCGTCCTTCAGCAGCATCGCCTTGCCGACGGTCGCGCGCTGCATCAGCCAGACCGCGCCGTTGAGGTAATACTCCTTCAACGCCGTCATGACGTTGATCAGGTCATCCCAGGCAATCGTGCCTCCCGTTCCAGCAGCAACCTGCTCGATCTTGCCGGAACCGCCGGCGGCATAGGGGCCGCTGGCATAGGTCAGGAAGCCGCGCGGCTTCTTGATGCCGTTGCCGACAACGAAGGCGGTCGCCTCGGTGCGGCCGAACTTGTCGCCGATCTTGTTGCCGAGCCAGGACTCGATATTCCAGGCGTTGTCCTCGAGCAGCTTCTGCGTCACCTTCGGATTGGCATAGAGCTCATGGACGGGAATGCGCTGGATGCCGACCTTCGGCGTCCCGGTCTCAGTCCGGTCCTCCTGTTCGCCGACCCAACCGGCCGCCGCCTCGTCGTCATCGCGCGGTGCCTCATAGGCATCGGTCGAGATCGTCTGCACGTCGGCAAGCTGGCGGATCGGCGAGGTCTCGAACTGCACACCGGTGATGATCTGGCCGATCGTCGGCGTCACCATGTAGCCGCCGTCGGGATCGGACCCGACCGACAT